ATGGAAATATTACAATCTTTTTTCGATGAAGCCGAATCTATAATATTAGAGAATATGAAGAAAGGCTATTATGAAGGTGAAAAAAAAGAATCTGATCAAATTATAATGCTTGAAGCAATATTAAATCACGATGAGGATGTATATAAAAACGTTGTAAAAGATGTAGATTATGAGACGTCTAGTAATTCAGTTTCAGAATTACAAGAAAAGTTGTTATCATTAAATCCTGAAGATAGATGTAGATACGCAATAATAATTGCAAAGAAATTAGATGCTAAGCTCTTTAATGTTTATTGTGGTATGAGAGAGCTTGATACTTACGGATATTCAATTGGCTTGTTTAAAAAAAGTATTAGGGAATACACGCAAGATATTGTAGAAGCTTTTGGGGATTTTGATATTGATTTAGTCTATTATCTTAAACAGAATGACGGTGATCTTGAAATGGAGTTTGGAGCTTATGACGAGTATAGATGTGAGCAATTTGTAAAAGAGCAGAAACACGATGTAAAAGAGCAGAAACACGATGAAAAAGAGCTTGATAAGAGCCTATTATCTTTCTTTAATGACGATAAAGCTATAATGAACAAATTTCTTTCATGTATAAAAGACAAAAAAGGGAAAACTATTGCTATTGAAATAAAAGCATTATTGGACATTGGGAAAGTCGATTTTTCAAAACAATGCGCTTTTTTACATAGCATCAATATAGACAAAAAACAGCAAGATGGTGTTATAAGATATTTCAGAAGAGATTACAAAGGTAAACTTTCATCAACTGATGAAAATGTAATATCTGCAAAAAAACACTACGAATAATTTATAATTTATGTAGTCAAAAGTAGTCATTTAGAGCAACTCTATTTGACTACTTTTTGTTTTATTGCATTACGTTTCACAACAATAACTTTGCTTATGTCAAAGAACCAATAGGAGTAGCTACATATTGGAGAAGGCAAATAGTAAAAGAAAAAGTTATGAGTTTTGAAGAAATTATAAAAAGTGGTGCAAATGTATCTATAACAATTACCTCAAACGATTTGCTAAATTTCGCAAATCATCTTATCCGTTCTACTAAAGAAGAATTAGAAGCTATAATTCTTGCCAAGCAGAATGAAATATATGTTACTCCTGATGATGCAAGTCTGCAATTGCACGTAGACCGTTCAACACTATGGCGATGGTCAAAGAATGGTTATTTATCACCGATAGAAGTAGGTGGTAAAAGACTATACAAACAGTCTGATATAGACAAAATATTACAGAAATAAGAGGGGGTAATATGGAAGATATAAAAAAAGAAAACGCCCACGCAAAGGCGGACGTAATCAAGAGCTTCATCAAAGATAGTGATAATTCTGATATTACGCCCAAAGAGCCGCAAATTATCTCAGAAATAATTGACAAAGTTAAAGATGATCCGGAATCACTTCTTTATTATTTACTAGAGCAAGGAGGTAAAAAATGAGTACAGAGCGAAACAGTTTTACTTTTTACCTATCATTCGAGAAAGCGATTTCAAGACTTAGTAACAAGAATCAATTACTAATTTATCGGGCAATAAGTAGGTATAGTTTATTCGGTGAGGAAATCAAACTTGAAGGCATTCCGCTCACAATTTGGGAGATAATTAAACCAACTTTGGATAAAAGTAGAATTAAATCTGAATCAGGGAAGAAAGCAAGAGGAATAGAAAAGCCTTCATTATTAGGTAATTGCAATGCTAAAAAACAAAGCGAAAACAAAGCGAAAACAAAACGAGATAGAGATAGAGATAGAGATAGAGATATTAAAGAAATACATACTAAAGTATGTACAAAGAAAGCGGAGCTTTCTTTGCTCACACCCGAAGAGGAATCTTTTAATCTTTTCCAAATATGGATGAAAGATAACGCTCCATATTGCAATAAGAATTTGAATTCTTTGACACTTCAAGAATTTAATAAACTTAAAGAGAATTATACCGGGAAAGAAATAGCTGATACTATCCAACAGATTGAGAATAGGAAAGATTTGCGAAAAAGATATTCTAACCTATATAGGACCTTACTAAATTGGCTAAAGAAAGGAGGAACTGATAATGGCAAATAATATATTGATCCGAAACGAGGAATGTGAAAGGGTAGTATTAGGAACTATTCTCAATTATCCAGATACTTTTTATCCTGTTCAAGAATATCTATCTAAAGACTGTTTTTACTGCACTACACACCAAGAAATTTATATAGCAATATTGCGAGTTGCGGAATCAGGTGGAGATATTAGCATTCTTACTGTATCTCAGGAATTGGGAAGAATGGAATCGAAAATTTCAATATTTGATTTAAGCCAACTTGTATTATATAATAAGTCTTTCGGGGATATTGAACATTATGCATTAATGCTCCGTGATTATGCAAGGCAAAGAGCCTGTTTGCCTATTGCTTCAAGATTGATAGATTTATCTCAACGTGAAGTTGATGATGTGGATGAAGCCATAAACGCGGAAACCAACAAACTCACTTTATTATTGCAGGACGGGCAGGATAATATCTCTTCAATGCGTGACACTATGGAGGGTTTATATGATACGATAAACAAGAATATTGTGAATAATAAATCATTATCAGGCACTCCAACAGGATTTGAAAAAATTGACGATAAAGGCGGTTTACAAGGTGGAGATTTAATAATTGTTGCTGGTGATACCAGTATGGGTAAGAGTTCTTTTGCCGTGAAGCTGACAATGGAAGCAATTAAATCAAATTGTGGTGTAGCTTTCTACAGCATGGAAATGAACCAGACTCAATTAGTTGCCCGTATGATATCAATGGAAAGCGGTATTACATCAAGTAGGATTTTGTACGATAAACTGAATGATGAAGAGATTCCGAGAATTGACAAGGCTGTAGGGACTTTCCTTAATGCTCCGTTATTTTTCGACGATAAGAGCACAAATAATATTGATAATATACTTTGTTCGATTCGTAGAATGGTTGCTAAATACCACATTAAGGGTGTAGTGGTAGATTATTTGCAGATTCTTTCAGTAAACACGAAATCAAGCAATATTGAACAGCAAATGGGCGATTGTGCAAGGAAGTTGAAGAACATAGCGAAGGAGTTAAATATTTGGACAATTGCCTTATCTCAGTTGAATCGAGATAGTATGAACCCAGTTCCTTCTTTGTCAAGATTGCGTAGTTCAGGACAGATAGGAGAAGCAGCAGATGTAATAATATTACTGTATCGTCCTGAATATTACGGAAAGAGTTACCCAGAACAATTTCTTAATATTGATACTCATGATACTTGTATGGTGGATGTTGCCAAAGGGCGTAATATAGGAACTTTCAAATTTATATGCGGATTTATTCCAGAACTAACGAAGTTCTATCCAATAGAGCCAAATTTATTGCCTAAACGTTCTGCTATCATATCTCATAACGATGATAATCCATTTTGATATGAAAGAAGTAATTTATGGAGTTATACCATCCAAGAGCAACAGCTATACAGTAGGCAGGATTCACGGTCATTATTGTTTGGTGAAAAGTTATGAAGTCAAGCGGTATGAAAGAGAATTTGAAAAGCAGTGTAAAATTTATAAAGGTCGAATGATCAGCACACCGTTTCATTTCAAGATAGATGCGTATTATCCTGACTATAGACATGATTTAGACGGTTGTTTTAAGGCTGCTTTGGACTGTTTGCAAAGTGTCGGGGCAATAGCCAATGATAATCTTTGCGTATCAATAGAGGCCAAGAGACATTGCGACACGATGAAGCCAAGAATCGAATTTGAGATAATTGAAACCAACGAGCAGAAAAAAATCTTTTAAATAAACACAATATGGAAGAGAAGAAAGGCGGCACAGCAATCATAAGACTTACAGCGCACCAAGTATTTACAATAAATGAAATCTGTAACAGGATGAATTTAGATCGTTCAAAGGTTATAAGGTTCGCAATAGACCAATTTTTGGAAAAGTACGAAAAATCAGTAAGGAATGAGAAACAGCTATGATACATTTCATCAAAGGGAACTAAACATTCAAAAGGGTGTACAGAATGAGAGTGTACGCTCTTTGATGGATAAGCACTACAAAAGTTTATTTCAATCACTCGTTCATAATGAATTTGACGAAGAAACGTTTAATGATACATACATCCGTATTACTGGAGAGTTTGACGGAGAGCAGGACTTCAAAGATTTGTTCAAGAAATTGTTCAAGCAGTTAAAGGGTGAATATTACAGAAATGAAAAAGCAATGCGATGTTCATCCGTTCCGATGGATGAGAACTTTGATATGCCAGGGGATGATGAAGAAGAACCTACGGAAGAAAATCCTGATGATATAGATACAACACAAAAACTATTAGATTATGCCGACACTATACAAGCCAAAAAAACAAAATGACTCAAACGAAAAGCGAAAAGAGCGACAAAACATTTACCAAACTGCAAGATGGAAGGATCTAAGAAAATCTTATCTCATGGAACACCCACTTTGCGAGATTTGTTTGAATAATGGAATAACAAAGTTTGCCGTAGATGTGCATCATAAAGACAGTTTTCTAAACTACAGAGGACTTTCAAGACTTGATAAGGCTTTCGATTATAACAACCTTCAAGCACTTTGCAAAGAGTGCCACCAACTCATACACAATAAACATAAATAATTTGTAATACATTTCTTTCTATTCCTTATAAAGAAGTGTATGACAATGAAACAATTTCAAATTCCAAAAGACATAGAACGGGAAGCATCCAAATATATCAAAGAGGTTATTTCGCTTCTGGAAGAAAAAGAACTGTTAGCAAACGTTGACAACGCAGCTTTGATGATGCTTGCACGAAATCTTGATATGTTCATTAAGGCGAGCAAGCAGATAAACGAAGACGGTTTAATGATTGCCGTTAAGGATGTTCTTATTGCACACCCATTAATCAAGGTGGCCAGGGATGCACAGGTTCAAGCGGTCAAGATAATGACAGAATTTGGACTTACAGCCAAAGCAAGAACCAAACTTGAAAAGATTATTCCACAGAAGGAAGAAGATTCTCCATTTGACAGATTTATTAAAGATCCAAAGGAAACACGTTGAAAGGGTATCTAAAATATTGTAATGATGTTCTTTCCGGGAAAGTTATTGCAGGGGAATATATACAGTTATCATGTCAAAGATTCAAAGATGATCTAAAACGTGATGATTTGATATTTAAACCCAAAATAGTGGACCGGGCAATTAAATTTATCGGTATTCTAAAACACTATACCGGTAAGTATTCAGGAGAATCCTTCAAGCTTGAGCCGTGGCAACAGTTCATTGTTGCTAACATTATCGGTTTCTATTGGAAAGATACCGATACAAGAAGGTTTACGAGCTCATACATTGAGGTATCACGTAAAAACGGAAAGACAGCATTCGCAGCAGCTCTATGTTTATACTTCTTAATTGCCGATGGTGAAGAAGGTGCGGAAGTTCTGCTCGCTGCAAACTCAAAGGAACAAGCAAAGATAGCTTTTAAGATGTGTTCAACCTTCTGCAAGGGACTTGATCCGAAGAAAAAGAAACTCGTTCCATTCAGGGCAGACATTCAATTTCAACAAACGAACTCTACATTGAAAGTACTTGCTTCTGATGATTCAAAGTTAGATGGTTTCAACGCTTCATTCGGTTTGGTTGATGAGTACCATTCAGCACCTAACAGCCGAGTAAGAGACGTTATAAAGTCCTCAATGGGTATGCGTGAGAATCCTCATTTGTGTACTATTACCACAGCAGGCTTTGACAAATCTTTACCCTGTTATCAGTTAAGAACAGTTTGCACCGAGATAATAAAGGGAGTAAAAACGGATGATTCTTTTTTTGTCGCTATCTATTCACTTGATGAGGGCGATGATTGGCAGGATGAGAAGAATTGGTTGAAGTGTACTCCAAACTTAGATATTACTGTATCAAAGAAGTATCTGAGAGAACAGGTAAAACAAACAGTTAACAATCCATCCGATGAGGTGGGAGTAAAAACAAAGAATCTGAACATTTGGTGCGATGTAAAAAATGTTTGGATCCCAGAAAAATACATTCTTGATTCATCCAAGCATATAGAATTGAACGATCATAGAGATAGTTTTTGCTTTTGCGGTGTAGACTTATCAATGACAGGAGATTTAACTTGTTGTTGTTTTCTTATACCTGCAGAAGATAAACTTTTGTTTAAGGTCCATTACTATTTGCCAGAGGCAGTATTGACAGGAGATAACAAGAACCGGGAACTTTATAGAGAATGGGCGAGAATGGGATATTTAATCATTACACCAGGTAACGTAACAGACTATGACTATATCACCAAAGACATACTGAAAGTTTCAGAAATTCTTTGCATCCAAAAGATTTTTTATGATAAGTGGAATGCTACTTCATGGGCGATTGATTGCACAAATGAAGGTTTGCCACTCGAGCCATTCGGGCAGAACATAGGAAACTTCAATTCACCTACAAAGGAAATGGAAAGATTGACATTAGGCGGTATGGTGATAATAGATGATAACCCTATAAATAGGTTCTGTTTCAGGAATGTAACTCTAAAATTAGACTATAACGGGAATTGTAAGCCAGATAAATCTAATAGATACAATAAGGTTGATGGAGTAATTGCAATGTTGGAAGCTTTGGGAGGTTACTCACTACAGCCTCAATATAATAATGAAATAATGTCAATGTAAAATGAACATACGAAGTTTATTCAAACGAAACAAGGAACAGAGAAGCTCTTTTACGGATTCCCTTCTGTTTAATGGTGTAGGAAGCTATAAACAAAGCAAATCAATGTTGTTGAGTACAGTTTACCGATGTGTAGATGTTATCAGTGATTCGGTGGCACAATTACCGATTGAGCCGTATTTTATCGACAAGGAAGGATTCAAGGTAAAGTTTGAGAATCATCCAAGTTACTATATTCTTAACAAAGAGCCAAACCAATATATGAGCCGATTCTCTTTTATGAAAGCTCTTGTTGTAAGTATGCTCTTAAAGGGCGCCGGATATGCTTATATAGACCGAGACGAAAAAGGCGATGTAAAAGGTTTATATTTTATCGACCCGAATTCTGTAACTATTACCTATACTGATAACACCTTAATGGATCTTAAATATTCTATTTCTGGATTTGGTAATGTTGAACCCTGCAACATGATCCACTTGCTAAACTTCACCTACGACGGAATAAACGGTGTATCTACAATACAACACGCAAATCAGACGTTAAGTTTAAGTTCAGACAGTGAAGCACAGGCACAGGGATTCTTCAAAGGTGGGTGTAATTTGGCAGGAATATTGAAAGTAAGTTCAACACTTACAGAAAAGCAAAGGACTGCATTAAAATCAAGTTGGCAAACAGCATTCAATGCAAACAGCGGAACTCCTAATGGGCTTGCTGTTCTGGAAGGCAATATGGATTTTCAGCCTATCACTGTAAATCCTTCTGATGCTCAACTATTGGAGACAAGACAATTTAATGTTATAGACATTTGCCGTTTCTTTGGTGTCTCACCTGTAAAGGCTTTTGACTTATCAAAGGCGAGCTATTCGACTGTAGAAGCGACACAACTTTCATTCCTTACAGATACACTTTCTCCACTTCTTGAAAAGATAGAACTAGAGTTTGAAAGGAAGATATACAGACCTAGTGAGAAAAGGAGTATAGATGTTCGCTTTGATACTTCTGTATTGTTGAGAACCGACAAGAAAAGCCAAGCCGAGTATTATAAAAGTCTTTTCAATATCGGCGTTTTATCTATCAATGATATTAGGAAACAGCTCGATTTACCAAAAGTTGAGAATGGCACACATTTTATTCAATGTAATGTAATGACACTTGATAATGCTATAAATAACAAACCGACAGATAATAAAATAAATAACGATGAAGGAAACGAGGAATAACGAAACGGAATTTAAGGTTGAGAGTCGGAGCATAGTTGGATATGCTTTGAAGTTCAACACTGAAAGTAAGGACTTAGGTGGCTTTACTGAAATTATTGCAGATACAGCCTTAGACGGAGTTCTTATAAGGTCAGACGTTCTTTGCCTTATGAATCATGATATAGACCGTGGCGTATTGGCACGATCAAGAAAGGGAAAAGGAAGTCTGAAACTGACTATTGACAAGGAAGGTCTAAAATACGAGTTTGAAGCACCTAACACAGCTTTAGGAGATGAACTTCTTGAAAGTGTTAAGCGTGGTGATATTTCATCATCATCTTTTGCCTTCTGTATTGATAAAGATCAATGGGATAAAAAAGAGGATGGTTCATACAAAAGGACTATTGTAGCTTTCAGAGAGTTATATGATGTTTCACCCGTATATTATCCTGCTTATGATGCAACTTCAGTTTCAATCGACAAACGAGGTTTTGACTTGTTGAAAGAGAAGGAGACAGAGGAACTTAAAGAATATTTCAATAATCTAAAATCAAAAATAAAATGAACAGTTTAGAACTAAAGGACAAAAGAGCTATTCTTCAAAAACAGCTTTCTGATATTATCGGAAAAGCCGAGAAAGAGGAAAGAAAGCTCAACGCAGATGAAAACGCTTTGTTTGAGACATTAACAAAGGAAATTGAGAGTATTAGCAACGAGTTAAGAAACTTAGAGAACGATAACAAGAATAATAACAAAAAAGTAAAATCTATGAAATTTAATTTGCTTTCAGCAATTAGAAGTATTGCTAATAATCAGCCAATGGATGAAGCAGCACTTGAAATAAACAAACGAGGTGTTGAGGAAATGAGAAAAGGCGGGTTGAGCTATGGCGGACAACTTGTTTTGCCTATGGAATACCGTGAAGGGGAAGATCCTTCTATTCATGTAGGAGATCTAACCTATGGAAAAGAAAATGTTGCTACTGATAAATTGGGACTTCTTGAGCCACTAAGAAATAACTTAGTAATGGTTAAGGCAGGTGCAACAATGTTGAATGGTTTGGTAGGTGATGTTTCTATTCCTACTTATTCAGGTTCTTCTGTATCATGGGAAGACGAGACAGCAACAGCAAAAGACGGAAAAGGCTCATTTGGTGAGGTGAAACTTTCTCCAAAGAGGCTAACAGCCGTTATTGAGATTTCAAAACAGTTCCTTGCACAGGACAGCAACAGCGCAGAAGGAATGCTAAAGGCTGATTTGGTGAGAGCTATTACAGAGAAACTTGAATCTACCATTTTGGGAAACGGTGCAGGTTCAATAACAACTCCAGCAGGTTTGTTTTACGGTGTTATAGCAGACACAACAGATGTAACTTACAAAGATATTGTAGGTATGGAATCAACCCTTGAAGCTGCAAATGTAGGTGGTAATATCTGCTATATTATTTCTCCTTCTGCAAAGGCAGACTTGAAAACAACAGCAAAGGCAACAAATCAAGGTTTCATCATGGAAGGTTCAGAAATGAACGGTTACCCGGTCCTTTGCTCAAGCGCAGTTTCTGCAAAGGGTGTTGTAATGGGTAACTTCAACGATTATGTAATCGGTCAGTTCGGAGCTATTGATTTGACAGTAGACCCATTCACAAAGGCAGGTGATGGAAAAATTCGCCTTGTTATCAATACGTTCTTCGATGCAAAACCAAGAAGAGCAGCTTCATTTGCAAAGAAGGTATTGAAAGCGTAATAATATAATCGGGAAGCTATATGATAGATTTAAGTGTAATAAAGAAACATCTACAGATAGATGAAGAAGTTACAACAGAGAACGAGTATTTGAATATGCTTGATTCAGTTGCAACAGATGCAGTAATGAATCATCTTAATATAGCTTCATGGGATGAGCTTATGAATGAGGGCGGTATGATACCCGCACCCATTCAACAAGCTATATTATTGTTAATCGGGAATCTTTACAAGAACCGTGAGCCTGCAGGCGATAAGTCGGCCGTAAAGATTCCTTACACCTTTGATTATCTTATTGATTTGTACAAGAAATATTGATATGAGAGCAGGAGATTTAAACGAAAGGGTAACATTTCAGAAGAAGACGACAGAGAAATCCGATTTTGGAGGTTCTTCTGTTACATGGGTAGATGATTTTTCCACAAATGCCACTGTTACCTTCCGAAATGGTCAAAGGCTTTTAGACAGCAAGGAGATATTCAATCAATATATTTTTGCTTTCTATATCCGTATCTTTCACAAAGTGGATGAATCAATGAGAATAATTTACGACGGTAAGAAATACAAAATCTTATCCATATACAAGAATAAAGCTATTCAGGCAATTGAAATTATCGGAGAACTTATAAATGAATAGTGCAGCTTTTGAAATAGATACTAAATCAGTTCTTAACCTGTTCGCAGACCTAGACCGTAAGAAGCAGGTTAAAGTATATCGGGATGCGTTGAAGAGAGGTTCTTCAATACTTGTAAGGGCAGCGAGAAAAGAGCTGAAAAATAGGATCGGGAACAAAGTAAATGATAAAAATCGGTGGAACGGTAAGAGTTTGCAAAGCGGTATCAGATACAGCGTGAACAAAGGAGCTACAGAAGCCAAAGTAAACATATTAGGCGATTTCCGTTTGAAGTTCTTTGAAATGGGTACTAAACCGAGACAACTCAGGAAAGCACCACGCAAAGGAGCAAACAGAGGACAAATAGAAAGTTCCAAGTTCCATTTCTTTGACAATGCAAAAGCAGCTACAGAAAAAGAGATTTTTGATAATATGAATAGTCTTATCTCAGAATCAATAATAAGGATTTCAAATAAAAAGTAATATGGGTAAGTTGAACAGTATTCTAGTCGGTAAGGCAATAATAAACATCCTTCAAGCTGATGCGGAGGTTAAAAAGGTACTTGATGAAAAGATATTTCCTTTGGTGGCTGATGAAAACACTACATTCCCTTTTATGGTGTATCGTAGGAACGGTCTTGATGTGGAAGGGAACAAAGATAGTTTTGTCGATGAACAAAACGTAAAAATGGAATTTGCTGTTGCATCCGATTCTTATGGCAGTAGTCTAAATATAGCTATAAAAGTAACTGATGCACTTGTAGGCAAAAGAGGTGCATTTTTAGGTATCAACATTTCAAGAATAGAATTATCTGATGCAACGGAAGATTATATTGATGATGCGTATGTGCAAAATTTAGTGTTTAAAATTAAAATAGAATAATATGAAAATAGAAGGTTCAGATATGATGTGGTTTTTAGGTGGAAAGTCTATTGCACTTGCTAAAAGCCACAAGTTAAATATCACAGCAGAAACAGTTGATACTAGCAATAAGGACGAGGGCGGTGATTGGGATTCTCCAGGAGTAAAGAAACTTGCTTTTGATGGTAATTCAGACAGCCTTTTTCCAAGTGATCCAAAGGGAAACGGATTTGATGATCTGTTTGCTTTGATGATTGCTAAAACTCCTATAGATGCAATTTTTTCTTTAGGTAAGGTTCCAGCCGATGCAGGAAAAGAAGTACCAGAAGGAGGATGGACAGCACCAACAACAAACGGAGGTTATAAAGGTAAAGTAATTATAACAAACCTTGAAATAAATGCACCAAACGGAGATAAGGCGACTTTCTCAGTTCAATTCAAGGGTGTTGGAGAACTTAAAAAAATGGAAACAGCTTAAAAAAAATGTAAGCCACTTATTTCTATTATAGTTATAAGTGGCTTTTTGATTAAAACAATATGAAGATAATAATTAAGGGAAATGAATATGAAATGAAAAGCACTCTTAGAGCGATGTTCATATTCGAGCAGATAAAAGGTGAGTTATTCAGTATTAAAACACTGATGGATGAGTTTATATACTTCTATTCTATCATCATGGCGAACAACCGGGATGCAGAATTTACATTTGACGAGTTTATTGATGAGGCAGATAATGATCCTTCATTGATTGAGCAGTATAAAAATCTTATGAATGAAGAAGCGAAGAAGCAATCAGCATTCAAGAAGAACGAGCCTGTAGATGATAAAAAAAAATTTTAAGCGTTCAGGAAATTTACTCAACACTTGTTTTTAATGGCTTGTCTCCTGAATACGTCCTTGATAGAATGCAGATGTATGAGATTAAACCATTGATTGAATCAAGCTATTTAAGGAATAAGGATAATTGGGAACAGGCGAGAATGATAGCTTATATAATGGCTCAAAGCAATTCAACAAATAAGATTGAACCTACTGATATAATAAAATTCTCATGGGATAAGACAGAAGAATCAACGGTTGTTTCTGATGTGGATGTTGAGAGATTAACCAGAAAGGCAGAGGAATACTCAAAATATTTTAAGTAATGGCAGATTTAGTAACAAGATTATTATTAAACAGCACTCAGTTTGATAACAATATATTAAAGAGCACAAAACAGATTCAGGGAATTGAAGCAGTAGGAAATAAAGTAAGTGGTGCGTTCAATTCCTCTTTCTCTTCTATGATTGGTATCGCCGCTAAATTTGCCGGTGGTATTGGTTTAGCTATGGGTGCTACCGAACTTTTCAATAAAGCTGTTAATTCCACTCAAACAACAGGTGATGCATGGGTGAAGATGCAAGATGAAATGAAAGGTGCTCTTGATACCTTCTATGTAGCTCTTGCAACGGGTAATTTTCAAGGCTTTTTGAATAACCTTTCCGACGCTATTGATAAAGCAGGCCGTTTATCCGTTATTCTGGATAACTTAGGCACTAAAACACTCTTCAATAATGCCCAGTATGATGATTTAAGAACCCAGTATCAATTAGAAGTCGATGCAGCTAAAGCGCGCAATATGAGCGATGCAGAAAGAAACAAACATTTAGAGAAAGCAAAAAGTATTCTGAAAGAAATGGTTTCATTACGCACCCCTTTGAAGTCGGCAAACAACGAGGCATATTATGCAACTCTAGATGCTGATGCAGCTAAATTCTTCAAAGGAAACATCAAAAGGTCAACTTGGGATTATGTGATGAAGGATACCAACAGGCCTAAAGTTGAACAGAGCGCTGCAAACTATAAGAATAAAGTAGAATCATACAATTCTAAGATTCTATCCTCACAGGCGTACGACGATGCACTACAAAAAATGGTCGACACACCAGAGACTAAAAAGATAAGGGATGAATTTAATAAATACAGGCGATCGGCACAAGGCAGATACGAAGAGTTTGCGAAACAATTCTTAGAAATGGGCGATGATGAGAAATCAGCTATTGCAAGTGCTATTAAAATGAAGGCTGCAGCTAATGCTATTACAGTGGATATATCGTCAAAACAGCTAGAAGTAGCAAACGCCGATGCGAAAATTAATGGTTCTTTCAACAAACAGAACAAGGGAACTACAAATAAAGGGGTAAAGATAACCAAAGACGAAATTTTGCCTCCTGGAAGCATTGCAGAGATAGACAAAGAGATTCTTGATTTACAGAAGAACTTTTCAAAGGCGACAACCGACACAGCCAGGGCAGCACTACAGGCAAAGATAAATGAGTTAAAGGAAATAGTGAATGAACTTAATTTCAAAGCTAATCATCCAACATCTCCTGAGGTAACCCAAAATAAGACGAGCCTTAAAGTAAATTCAGATCCTACAAAAGGTTTGAATGTTAATGGATATGGAGTAAAACCGATATACACAACGAAAGATATAGCGGTGAACAATGATTATTTAGAAAGCTTGAACGCTATTTCTAATGTAATGGGGAACATTCAATCAGCTACAGACGGAGCTTCTAATAGTTGGCTAACTTATGCACAGAATGTAATGACAAGTATTGCAGGAATGACAACAGCAATTCTTTCATTAAGTGCTGCAAATCAGGTCGAGCAATCTACATCTTCCGGGGCAGCCGTTGCGGAATCGGCTAAGTCAGCCGCTCAGACACCTTTTATAGGATGGCTTCTTGTTGGTGGTGCCATTGCAAGTGTTGTTGCAGCTTTGTCAGCTATTCCAAAGTTTGCAACGGGCGGTATAGTAGGCGGCAACTCTACAATCGGAGATATGAACATAGCAAGGGTAAACAGTGGTGAGATGATTCTTAACGGTTCACAGCAAGGAAAGTTATTTTCAATGATAAACGAGGGTGCAACTTCTAGCAGTGGAGGTAAAGTAACATTCAAAATCAAAGGTCAGGAACTTGTTGGAGTTCTTAATAATTATAATTCTAAAATGGGGAAATTAAGATGAAGTATAAACAAAGATTTCATTCCACATTTTACGACGTGGACAATAATAAGATAGATGTTCAGATTTACAAGAATGTTGAAGATGCTACAGAAGTGACGGACGAGGTATTAACCCTTTCAGCAGATGCGATAAGTATAAAGTATGTTTCCGATGATATATTTCAGCCGTTGAAACAATCGGGATGTACTATTAATATTCTTACTAATAGTATCTTAACAGACCTATACACAGGGGAACTTAATAAAGTAACGGTTAAGGTATTTAAGAATGAGACGTTGTTTTGGTTTGGATTCCTCACTCCGAACATTTATTCAAGCGAGTTTGAAAGTGATCTCGATTTGTTACAACTTGAGTTTGTTGATGTTGTTTCCAATCTGGAGAATGTAAAGTTTAGTAAGTCGGAAAATAGTATAGGTTCATTCTATGATATTATAACTGCAGCACTAAAAAGAATAGATACCGGGTGTACTATAAACAAGGTTTATTTACATAATTCACTTACTATTGACGGCGGCCATGATGTATTAAAGAATCTGTATATCCAGGAAAGAAACTTCTATGACGAGAGCGAAGAACCACAAACATACAAAGAGGTGATAGAGGATATTCTCAGATATTTAGGAATGACCTTAATACAATTCCAAGACCGATATTATTTAATTGACTATGAAGCCTTAAAAAGCGGAAACTACAGCTTTACAAAGTTTGACCTCACAGAAGAGTCAAGCGAGATTGTAACATTAGAGCAGGATAAAAGGACTTTAGGCAATATAGGCATATCAAGCGCTAATGCTTCTATCTCTTTGGGTAATATATATAATCAAGTATCAATCGTGGCAAATTGCAATCCTGCAGACAGTGTACGGCCTGATTTGATAGATAATGATGATCTTGAAGCCGTATCATCTGTAGAAAGCAAGTTATACAGTAGCGGAAAGCCTAATTATAAGAATTACGAAGTAAACCACTATATTTCCAAGAGCAAGGGAAATTGGAACATAGACGGAAAATGTACGTTTGCAGAAAATGTACGTGATTATCCTACATGGAGTAATCTTGCAAATGTAATAGAAGGCACGTTCTATGATAATATCTTTTTATATGAGAAAGACAAAGTGCCTGAAAGCCCAAGTTATACAAGTTATTTGGCTAATAGTTGGAATACTGCAAATGTAGCTTATAAAGACTTTGACAAACTTATAATAAACAATCCTGAACAGCCGAAAGTATTTATAGCAAAAGGCGGTGCGTTTGTCATAAACCTTTCGTTTGTTCTATCTAAAATGAATTATTGGTATGAGAATCTTAACCAGAACATAGAAGATACAGAACTTAAAACTAAATGTTGGTTTCCTACTTCTCTTTCTTATGGTGGAAAGTGGTTTGACGGTTCGAAATGGAGAACGGACCAGGATTGGACTTTCATTAATACTTATATTCCCGATGCCTCAGTAGGTTCACCAACAATTGACGAGGTGCAGGACTCAGGTCTGATGTATAACATTTATAATTCGGACAAATCTATATGTATATCAGTTAGTGAAAGTGTGTATAACAGTTATACAGGTTATAAAGACACAACGGTTCCAGATAGTTGGGAGGTTGAAGATGAAGATTACGGAACGCCAAACGGGCATTATCACACAGAGTATGAGCAAATGAGTTGTTACACCAATGGGACAACAAGCTATAAAGTAAATGAATATACTATAGAAAGAATATTGCTGAAAAATAAATTTGCCATACGTACAGACTTCATAAAATATCCTGATTTGTTCAACAATACTAATAGCCTTGAGAATCAAGTAAGTTGGAAGCAAGGTTATGCAAACCCCGTACAAGGTAATATTATTCCTTTGGGTGATATGACTATTTGCGGAGAAATAGATTTGAAAATAAGTAGACCGTTTTTAGCTCAGAGCTTAAGTAATTGGATGTACTACATGAACAGGAACACAGACGGGATAAAGGCCGTTTATATTTCTGATTTTGTTTTTAAGTATCTTAATGAAAACGGACTTAAAGATAAAAATACAGGTGAAACGATTGACTCCGATATTCTATATAAAAATGTAATCAACAGTGATAATATAACTGAGCTTGACGATATTACTATGAGGGTGAACACCTATTCACCTGTAGCAGCTTCATACTCTTATGTAATTAAGAAAGACGGTTCAAACTATGACTTTGTAGATACACTTTCAAAATACGGACATACAGATTCAAATAAGATGGAAGTGTTTAATATTGGTAAATATGTAGACCATTACAGCAAACCAAAGTTTATCTATACAAATACTCTCCATAACAAGAATATACTACCATATTCAATAATCAGTATGAAGTCATTAAACAAAGATATGTTTGTAGATAGTATTACATACGATATGAAGAACAATTCAGCAGAAGTAAATTTAAAGGAGGTATAAGATATGCAGATAGTAGCAACACAGATTCCACATATATACAGAAACAAGTATTTAAGGAATGGATCAACATCAACAACAAAGACAAGTAATGGCTTTGCCGGGAGTTCTGAGGTAGACACCTCAAGTGAGTTTGAACATATTGATGAGATAAATCTTGCAAGAATGCTTTTAGATTTGAATCAAAGACTGATGAGTACGGAGAATGAACTATTCCGAAGGGACAAAGCAAATTCTATATGGAGAGGTGAAGAAATCGAACATTTGTTTAAACTTATAAAGGAGAATAAGCCTAATCTTATTTCGGGTGCTGCATGGCATTACGCATGGGGAAATTAATTTGTATTACAAAAGTTTCTAATGATATAAACGGATAAAGTGTTATCCGTGCATGATTTTTCATATAATTTAGTTTGTGAATTATGGTGAGATTGCTCGTGAGAGTAGTCTCACTTTCTTTTTATAAATTGTGCTTTTTTTGTAGTATGTCACAAGGGGTATGGGTATAAATTGTTTTGATAACGGATCGTAAACCACACACAACTTCCGTTCACACAAACGGAGATTTTTCAAAAGTTTGGAAATGCATTTTGGTAAAAATAACGGATACACTCTAATTTAGTGAAAAAGGAGTTACACTATGTAACTCCTTAATATTAAGTTTAAATTTTATTCAAATAGAAAATGATGAATAATTCATCATTTAGAGATGCCAGCTACTAAGTTCCTGCTGTATCAGTCATTAAAATTCGTGCCATACTCATATTATTTATATTGAAAATTAGATTTGCATTACATTTTTCTCTATTGCTATAAAACGATAATGGGAATGGACTTTTCGATTATATCAAGTCTGAAGAGCATAAAAGAAGAAAGAGAGTGTCTTTATCAAGCAGAGAAGAAACTCTCAACACCAATATTACGTGACATGAGCCTTATTCCAGAGCTTTACTCATATTATAGGAAGCTTTACCCTATTCCAGGCGGAAGACAGCGCATTTCGCTTTATAATAAGTATTTCGTTTTTTCTATTATATACCTTTATTCACCCAACACGCTTGCAGGGAATCAGATAAAGAACGGACTCAGAGAAAAGATTGCTGAGACTGTAGGGATAAATAATGGAACAAGAATTTCTCAATTATGTGCCAATCTTGCTTTTGATTACGAGACATACAAAGATTTTAGAGATACGATGGATAATGTTTATAATGAGCTTACATCTTGGCTTAGAGCCAAAGAACTAATAAAATAAATCAAAGTTATGCTTAGTAATAGAATTTATTATTAATTTTGAAGTGCATGTTGTTGTAAGAGTCGCTTGTGTATTAGATATATGGGCGGCTCTTTTTATGTTCCTGTTGCTCTAAGGCAAATAAGCCCAACGCGATAAGCCGGTATGTAATTTAGCATAGCTAGAGGATATTTTTCACCTTAGCAATACCAGATATTATTGTAACTTTCACTAAATCAGCCGAGAGGATTTTCTTCACTTTGCCAAAACGAGAATTTCCGCAACGTCTAACTACCACTAAATCAGCCAAACTTAAATTTCTAAGTTTGGTAAATCTATATCTAACTAATTGACTCTCTGATATGTGAGATTTTCTCACAATTGCTAATTTAATCAAAGTAAGATTTCCAACTTAGTCAGACTATAATAGTTGTAGCAAAACGTAGCATTTGCTAGACACAAAAATTCCCCAAACCAATTAAGGAATGGGGATTCTGTTTATTTTTTAACTACAACTGCTTTAATCTCTCCATCTTCACCTAATCTCTTTTCAGAAACAAGGATGATACGTACGGTAGGACTTTCCCAACTATAAAACTCGCCCAATCCCTTGCCGTCAGATGCTGGTAATTCTCCTTCATTTTCACCTACAACATTAGAAATCTTATCGAATTTATCTTTTATTTTATTTACATATTGTTGTTGATTATAAGTATCCTCAATAGATGCGGTGTATGAAGTACCTCCATCTTGAGTACCAATTACTACGTTTTTACATACGCTTTCAAAAGCAGATTTATACTCATCTTGACAACTTGTAAATAAAACTAATGTTAAAATCAGAGAGAATAAAAAGAAAATCCTTTTCATATTATATAAATTTAGTTAATAATATTCTAAAGTAGTAACTACTATTAACTAAAACAATATTATGGATGAGTTATTTTCTATTATTCTACCTTGATATTTATAGGTTTGCCACAATGAGGGCAAGTAATATTGAGATTATCCTTTTGCTCCTCGAACAATTCCGTTACAGATACGCCCAAAGCGGATGCAATCTTTTCAAGTGTCTCAATAGTTGGATTGCCTTGTACCTGTTTTCTTAACGCAATATCAGAAATACCCAATTTTTCAGCAAGATTTTTAAATAGTATGTTTTTCTCTTTACATACTTCTTTTACTCTTAATTCCATAACCTATATTTTAAATTATTATGCTACAAACATAACTAATATATTTTGGTTTAAATGTTAAACAATAGTTAAAAGTTATGTTTATGCTTGCATAATACAAACCTTTAAGTTATGTTTGCACCACAAAACAAAACAAATAATTTATTATTATGGAAAAAGAATTAATTTCAACAGAATGCCAAAAGGCAGCAGAGAGTATTAAAGTAAGTGATGAAACAAAAGCTATTCTAAAGTGTAAGGCTATGCTTTCAGACGTATATCAGACAGTCAGCAATGTATGTTTAAGTTTTGAGCCTGAGAGCTGTGATGTAAGGACTGAAAAATTTTATGAGAAGCTTGAAGAGTTGAATGAAGAGCTGATAATAATCATGAATGATGTAATAGACATAAAATCAGTACTAACAGATTATAAGGAAATGTAATATGAAAGAAGTGGATTTTAAGAGCCAAGAGGCAACGATTAAAAAGTATACCGACAATATATCAGACATACAAGTAAGTGAAGAGACAAAGAGAATACTCCTATGCAAGGCTCTATCTTGTGCAGTAGCCTATGTTCGGGAAATAATGGAGACTATGTACGGGAAGCTATATAATAATCTTGATGAGCCTTACTGGCTTTTAGATAACGAGATAACAAAGGTACTTGGCGAAGTCATAGACAACCATACAAACGATAACGCATTTAAAGTATTATGAGAAGAATAGAAGTAACAGAACACGCAGCCGAAATGATCGAGCGGTTTCGTACGGAAGAGATATTAAGTATCAAGGCTCAAATATGCGATGCTTTCAGAGAACTATCATTCTTAGATGGTGATGATAAGGATGAGATATTAAATAAGCTTGGAATCTCGTTAATATGA